GCAGCCTGGCTGTCGCTGTTCAATACCGAGCCCGCCATGATCGAAGCAGGTTCACAGTATCTGCGCATCGTCGGACCCTGGTACGGTTTCTTTGGCCTGGGCCTGGTGCTGTACTTTGCCTCTCAAGGGGCAGGACGTTTGCTGTGGCCGGTGCTTGGCAACATCGCACGTTTGGTGGTAGTCGTGGCCGGAGGTTGGTTGGCTCTGCACGGCGGCTACGCCATTACGGGCGTGTTCGCTGCCCAGGCCGCTGCCATGGTGGTTTACGGCATCGCCAACGCCTGGGCCATTGCCGGTGGCGCGTGGTTTGGCCCTGTGGGCTGGCCCCGGGGCATGGCAGCGTTGCTCAGGCGTTTGCCGCAGGGTTGAAACAGGTATGAGCCTGGCTGCCGGGGCGCTCGAAGAGTGTGTGCTGGTAGCTCTTCGTAAAGCGCACAAGGTACGCTGCACGTACAGGTTTCAAGCGACCGCGCTGGCTTACGGGATGACGATACCCAGATCATCAGCGGAAGTTATTTGACTAGATACGATGTATAGTAAAGTTAAATCATCTTTCGCATTTTTATAGATACAGTTTATCTAAGTAAGCCCCGTCAAAGGGGTTTTTTTTCGTGTTCCTTTTTTGCAACAGTTGTTGTTTTTAAAGCAGTTGGGCGTTTTTCTCGCAAGCGAGAAACCGGGCTCTGGCCCTTCGGGTGGAGCCAGTCGCCCAGCTCGTCCCCCCGCTAACGCTCGGGGGCCATCATTTGTCCTGCGGGGCATCACACCCATGCTCGGGGGCCATCATTTGTCCTGCGGGGCAGCACACCCGTGCTCGGGGCGCAGCATTCGGCCCCCTACGGCGTGCGGCGCTGCGCTTGCCCGCCTTCGGGGGCCTCGGGGCTGCACACTGCGCCGGGGGGTGCTGCACTTGGCCTGCGGGGCTGTCCATTGCGCGTGGGGGGCGTTGCACTTGGCCTGCGGGGTTGTCCATTCGCTTTGTGTGGTGACGAGCTGGGCGCCCGTCTCCATGCATTCGCACTAACGATCCCTAACGCAAGGGCGTTGCCCTCGGCCTGTTGGCCTCACCCAATACCGGCCCTTTGGGCCTAGCTTGAGCAAAGTTCCTTTGCTCTAGGCGCTCGCCGCGCGGCGTCCATTGCCCGTCAGAGAGCACGCCCAGCACCGTACCCCAGAGTTTTCGCCTCTTCGGCCTACGCTAATCCATGACCGGCCTTCGGCCTTTGGGCTTCTCCAGGGGGTATTCGTAAAACTACGTTTTACAAAGCTTCCCCCCTCCGAACCCCAATCATGGAAACGCTAAAGGCACGGCGAAGAACTCAGGGGAACGGTGCAAGCAAGGGCAGCTTGCACGGGCAACAGACAACAGTTGTCCCGGCTCAGAATCTAGGGGCCCGGTACACGAAAGGCAGGAAAACCATGATCGCAGCAAACTATCGAAAGTTTCCCGAGGCACTGGCGCTGCAATTGCCGCTGCCCTTCGGGCGCGTGCTGGTGTGGGCGACGGGTAGGCCCACCACGCGGGTTTTGCGGGCGATTCGGGCAGCTCGGGGCGCTGCGTTCAAGGCAGCAGGACGCGTGAAGTACCCCGAGAAGAAGAGCGCCCCGAGCTGGGCCAAGGAAGCAGCACGCAAGGCCCGCGAGCTGGCCCGCAGCGTTCGCCAGTCGTGCATTTCGCTGGGTCTGGTGTTCACCAAAGATACGAGCAACTGCAACCCATTCAAAGCGCGGCTGATCGAAATGGAAATGGTGCGTTGGAACGAAATGTAATCAACGCCCAAGATTTGAACGGACTTGAGCGTTACGGGCAGCAAGACCCTGCATCCACTCGCTTTGCGCTTGGGCCTGCTCTTGGTTTTGCGGCTGCTGCTGGTGCTGCGCTACGACCTGCACTGCCTGAGGCTGGACGTAGGCAGGCTGTTGCTGCTGTAGCTGGGCCTGCTGCTGGCGGTTTTCTTGCCGCTGTGGTTTCTCGGGCTTTTGCCAGTCAACAAAGAAACCGTATTGCACGATTTGAGCGCATGTGTCTTTGGGTACTTGGAGCCGGGTTGCCTGCTGGGTGTAGCACCGGCATTCGCCTTTCATCTGGACGCAGGCAGCAGGGTAAGGAGCCTCTACCGGCTTTGTCACGTCGTCATAGACGGGCGCGGTGTGGCTGAAACCCGCAAAGCGTGGAACGCGCTCTTGCGCATACTCAGCGGCACTGAGCTTACGAGCTGGTGCACCTGCTTGTCCTGGCTGGCTAGTGCTGGACTGTGCCTGCTGCTGGGCTGGCTCTGCATGCTTTGTCACGTTAGCATAAACCTTGGTGAATGCGAAATAGCCCAAGAGAGGGACAAGCAGGGCGCAGGCTGCAACGACCCAAACCTGCTTTGGGATACGCACCTTGCCAGTGTGAAGGCTGGCCGACTCGTACCAGTCGTAAACCTCCTTTGGGTATGCCCGCATCGTGACGACGCCTCGGGAGCCGCTGCCGGGCTGTTCGCACTTGAGTTCAGCGAAGTTGAATTTCAATTCGCTAACCATGGAAGCGCCAGCGGTGCGCTTGAGGTGACGGTGCCAGCTGGGGGACTCAATCAGCCGCCTGATATTCACGTTTATCAGGGAGGGATGCGGGGTAATCATCCAGAAGTCAAAACCCCGCTTGCGCCGGTACTGCGCCACCGCGTTGATGTAGTCGGGGAGTTCGCCCTGAATCTTGGCGGGAAACTCGTTTTGGCACTCGTCGAAAACGCAGATGGAGCCGTCTGGCAGGTCTTGCCACTTCTTGGGGTCGAACTCCTGCCAGCCCCAATCAAGCAGCACCTGCTTTGCTGTGAAGCCGTGGAAATAGACAGGGCGGTTTTCTTTGAGCTGCTGCTCCCGGACGTCCTTGAGGGTAAACAGGGTCTTGCCCGCACCGTTTCCGCCGGTGGTGAGGTAAATCATTTAGTCACCCACTTTTTGATAGTGTCGCCAGTCAACCCTTGCAAGACAAGGCGGGCGGCTGTAGCACTGGTCAGGATGCTGATGCACTGGCCGACCTTGAGAACGCCCATGAGCGCGAACACCTCAGGAGGCAGGCCGGTAAAGGCTGCAATGGCGTTGGCCTTCAGCCCGTCCAGCGTCATGGTAATGCCGGTATAGGTGATAACGGAAATGCCGGCAGCTATGAGGACACGGCCGACCAGCGTACCGACGATGTTTAAAAGCATGCCGCCGATAGCGGCCACGAATACAGGCATGGTCAACCCCTCGCAACGATACGGAAGGCCAGCAGGAAGGACACAGCCAGCAAGACATTGCCCATGGCCGACAAATACTGGTTCAGCATGGACAGGGGCAAGGTGACTTGCTGGTTCCAAACGGTGAGATTCAAATCGGAGAGGCCAGCACCGCCAGCGCCTAGGGCGTCCGTCGTGTTGATCTTGTCGCCTATGGCTACCGTCTCGTTGCCGGGTAGCTCTTTGGTTTGGTCGCCTTCCTTGCCCTTGAATTCCTCATACAGCTTGGATTCAGGGCTTTCCTTGTCGAACAGTCGACAGGCCCTGATGTGCTGCTCTCGGGCAATGGCGCACTGGATGGCGTCGCCCTTGCACTGGAAGCCGCCAGCGCAAGCGCCGGTAAAGCTGCTGGGGTCTTTTTCGCCGTTACCACCGCCACCGCTGCCGCCGCCGTCGATATTAGGAAGGCCGGAACCGCCGCAGAGCTTAGCCTTAGGATTGGCCTTGCAGAAGCTGTCTTGGCTTTGCGTCGTGGTGGTATTGGTGCTGGTGGTGGTTGTGGCGCCGGTAGCGTTGTTGGTGACGGTCGTTGTCACCGTTGTGGTGGTGGTGCAGCGCCCGTTTTCGCACTTGGTTTCGCTGTTGGTGCGGTTGGTGGTGGTGTTCTCGCCATCGTCCACCGTGGTTTCGTCGCTGCCAGGTTCGAAACCTGAATCGGGCACCTTGTCAACGCAGACCTCGACGCCATTCACTGTGCCGGTGAAGCCGGAAGGGCACTTTTCGTTGGGAGGTTGCTTGCCGGGTTCCTTGCCCGGTTCCAGGCTGCATGACTGATCGACTGTGTTCGAGTCGGCCGACATACTAAGGGTGCCCTCAGTCACTGAATTGCCGCCGCCGTAGTCGTAGTAACTTTCACGATTGAAAGTAACAGTACAGCCCTTAGAAGGCGACGACATACCCTCAACAGGAACGCAGAATTTTTTGCCGTTGGGCACATTGCCGCTGTAGCGGTAATCAACAGTCAAATCACCACCCGGAAGGGTGGCGGTCTGGCTGAAGTTCCAGCAGTTGGCCTTGTCTGACGACAAACATTGACCGGTGGAGTTGTCGAACTCCGCGCCAGCAGGACAGGTGCACTGACCGGTAGAGTCGCGAGGCTGGCCAGATGGGCAGGCCTTGTTTACAACGCATTGGCCGCCTTGAGAAATAGTGCCCCATGGACAAGTGCGCCTAATTTCAAGAGAGCGATAAGTGTGCTTTGAGACAGTGGTGCCGTTGCTCGTGTAGCTATACCAGCAAAACGGAGGGTCTGAAGTGGGATTACCGAGAGTCTCAAAGGATAGAGTGCCGTTGGTAGGCTTGGGAACGAAACTAGCACAAGCAGAGGTAGGGTCAGCGTGCCAGCTGGTGCCCTCTTCGTGCTTGTACTCTTTTTTCAAATAGGGGTAACTTTGCGCGGAAGCCAAGGCGGACAGCGACAGAAGAACCAACGCAACGATTACGCGGAGAAAACTAGCCACGCGGCCCCCAGCACTGCAATGATGACGAATAAACCCACTTGATGCCCCTTGACGAAACCCACCGCGTGGGCTTTGGCAAAGGCCCCCTACCGGCCGGTTAGGGGGACAGACGCGACCGGCTTAGGACAGGGCCGCACGCACCCACTTGAATGCCTTGATGCCGACCACCAGCAGGAGCACGGCAGCACCGATCAGGCCAACGGGAGTGGCTTGGGCGGCAATGTCAGTGACCACCGAAGCGACGTCGATAGCGGCAGCGTTTGCGGAGGCAGTAGCAGCCAGAACACCAACGGCAACCAAGCCGCGTTGAATTTGCTTTGTCATTTCAGTTTTCCTCGTTTGTTGAATAACCATCGGAAGTTTTGAGATGGCGGATAAGGATGCGAAACCCCCAACCGACAGCCCACACCGCGAGGATGGCACTCGCGATTTGTGCGCCCTCTGCCCCGGTGAGCTGGAGCGGAGGGAGGCTTAATTCGTGCACCACAGTCACCGTGCAGGTGCTGGAGCAATTGATCGTTGTTGGCTCAGCCATGACTCATTGCGCCTTATACAAATCGTCTAAATCGACAACCTGGGGCCGATGGAAAGGCTCGGTGTGATCCTCGATAAGCTGAGCGCAGGTTTCCAGGTCATCCAGCGTTGCAGCCTCGGTGAGCAACATCACCCATTCGGGTTGCCCGTCCTCTGGATTCGGGGCAAGAAATGCCCCGGTTGTGCGCGACTGGATGACGAGGCGCATGGCTTAGGCAGCGACCTTAGTTGGTGCTGGTTTGATGCCCAGCAAAGTGAGCTTGACGCTGTTGTCAGCACCGGCGACAACATCAAATTCACACTCGCAAAGGATGCCGCCGAGCGGCCATTTGTCCTTGAGGTGTGCCCACTTTTGAAACTCGGTGGAGTCGCCAAACTTGAAGGGGCGGGTTACCACGCCGATAGATTCGCCGGACTGGCTGGACGCAATATCAACGGAGAGGTGAAAGGTAGTGGAGTCGAAGCCACGGCCTTCAATTTCGCCCTTGCTGGACTTGATACCGTGAAGCACGGCGGTGTTTTTCATTTTCATGATTCAGGTTCCTAAACGGCCAAAGTTGTTGCCATCCGCGCATGGCCAGTGCGGGGGGCGAGAACACGGGCAAAAGCTCTATCGAACGCGCCAGAAATCTCTTGCTTGCTGAACTTTTGCAAACGGCCAGGGGCCTTCTTGTTAAAGAGAATTTCTTCGATGAAGTTGGTATTGCCGAGGTGTTCGAAACACAGGGCGATGCTTGGGGCGGCGGTGTCCATGAGCCACTGAACGTTGCGCTTCACTTCGGCGCAGATGGTTTCAGCGGCGAGGCGCTTTGTGGTGGGTACAGGCTCGGGGGTGACCTGGGCACCGGCTTCACCGAGAAGGCGGGAATGCCATTCGCTGGCACCTGCGAAGAAGTCAGCAGGGCGGCGGAGAATGTCCGACTCAAGCACGCGGAGCTTGTTGCCCCAGCGGAGCTCAGCGCGAATCCATGGGCTGTCATCCTTGGGGCCGAATAGCTGATGGCCCTTCTCATAAACGTTGGTTTGCTTGCCAGCTTCCTTGCTACCGAAGTAGAAGGAACGTGCGCGACCGTTGCACCAGTCGCCAACCAAATTGCACTTAGGTTGCTTGCCGCAGTGATCCATCAGGCCCGCCTGATAGTCGGCCTTGACGCGATCCATGCCACCGCTGAAACCGTCGAAGAAATCTAGGGCCAGATCAACGCGGGTGATGGTGGCGCAAGTGGCTTCTACGATGTTGGCGAGGCGGTGATTAAAGCCGGTTTCAGCGAAGGTGCAGGCGGTGCCGTACAGGTTGCAATGGATGGTTTTGGCCTGGGCGTTTTGGCGTGGGCTGTCGCCAGAAGCCAAGTAGCCGACCCAGCCGCATTCAACTTCATTGCGAACGATTGACCAGCGGAACCGGTAGAAGTCGTGGCCCTTGCAGATCTCGGGATACACGGAGAAATCGGGGCCGAGGGCTTCGCAAACCTGCTCAGCAAGCTGGAGAGCCTGAGCACTGGCGGAAAAATCGGGGTCGTCGATGGTCTTCAAGACCGCCAGCATGTCGGCTTTGCGCTCGTCAGCGGCGCGAACCTCATGGGCCTCTTGATTGCGCCAATGCTTCACCCAATCGCGAGAAGGAGCGGGAAAAAGCTTGTCAGCGGAAGGGGTAGGAGCTGCACGAAGGTTGCAGGTAAAGCGCACCCAATCGACATGAACAACCTGTTTTGTCTTGAAGCGCTCAGCAGTCAAACGGAGCTTGACCTCATTACCGTCTAAGACCAAATCGGTTTTCTTAGCTCGGGTCATGCTTGGGCCTCGTTCAGGTTCTCCCCGTGATTACCATCGGGGAGGGTTTGCGAAGGGGCGCAGTCCACACCAGCGCAATCGGACGCGGCTTCTGACGAAGCCGCAGGACGATCAAATGCAGGAACAAAGCCGCCCAAGAAATGGGCGACGCTTAGCCATTGATCCCGGTTGCGTGCGGTTTTGACGGGGCTGCTCATGACAAATCAGATTTGCAGGTTTAGACTTGAGATACCAAAAAGATAATTTACTAAAAGTAAACGACGCGAATTTACTAAAAGGAAACACGCTATGTCTCAAGTACCCGAGCTAATCGAAAGGGCTTTAGCAGTTGCCGGAAGCCAGGCAGAGCTGGCGCGCATGCTGAAGATCACGCCGCCAAACATCACGCTTTGGAAGAAGGAAGAAAAGCCATGCCCGCCTGAAGACCAGGCGAGACTGGCTGCAATTGCGGGGGTTGATCCGATTCAAACGCTCGTGCGAGCACACATCGAAAAGCACGAGGGAACCGAGAAAGGTGACCAGCTAGCGCGGGTCTTGGGAAAGTTCTTAGTAGCGACTGGCGCGGCAGTCGCTACAAGTGGAGCAAGCGCAGCGGCGATCTTTTCAACCACCTCTAAGAGCCTGTTCGACTTGATACGATGTATAGTAAAGTTAAATCACTTTTCGCATTTCCATAGATACAGTTTATATAAGTAGCCCCGTCAAGGGGTTTTTTTTCGTGTGCTTTTTTTGCAACAGTTGTTGTTTTTAGGTGAGCTGGGCGTTTTTTTTGCAAGCAAAAAACCGGGCTCTGGCCCTACGGGTGGAGCCAGTCGCCCAGCTCGTCGCCCCGCTAACGCTCGGGGCGCATCACTTGTCCTGCGGGGCATCACACCCATGCTCGGGGGCCATCACTTGTCCTGCGGGGCCGCACACCCGTGCTCGGGGCATCGCACGGCCTGGGCGCGGGCGCGCTTCGCTTGCCGCCCGCGCCCAGGCCGGGGCGCTGCACTGCGCCGGGGGGTGCGGCATTTGTCCTGCGGGGTTGTCCATTGCGCGTGGGGGGCGCTGCACTTGTCCTGCGGGGTTGTGCATTCGCTTTGTGTGGCGACGAGCTGGGCGCCCGTCTCCATGCATTCGCACTAACGATCCCTAACGCAAGGGCGTTGCCCTCGGCCTGATGGCCTCACCCAATACCGGCCCGTTGGGCCTAGCTTGAGCAAAGTTCCTTTGCTCCAGGCGCTCGCCGCGCGGCGTCCGTTGCCCGTCAGAGAGCGCGCCCAGCACCGTACCCCAGAGTTTTCGCCTCTTCGGCCTACGCTAATCCATGACCGGCCTTCGGCCTTTGGGCTTCTCCAGGGGGTATTCGTAAAACTACGTTTTACAAAGCTTCCCCC